ACGACCGATTTCACCAAGCATGAAGTTACCGGGAGCGGCGTACTTCGTTACTTCGATGAACTCTGGCCAGTCGCGGAGTGAACGGCTCTGGCTTGGGTGTACGAAGCATACGTAGGTGTCGCCCAAACGGGGGATGTTCTGGCCAGCTAGAACTTCAACGGCATCCTTGATGGTTGCGGGGCTGAGGTAACCAGGGGCAGAAGCGGTTCCGAGGGTGCCAGCGTCGTAGGGGCTGATGGCGCCACGAGCCGAAGCTGCGGTGCGACCGAACACGACGCTTGGGGCAACTGCGTTGGCCGAGTCGTAAGCACCGACGGTACCGAAGGGAATGCCCTTTGAGTACAGGGTGTTACGAGCCTGGGTGTCCATGCTCTGGGCCATGTGACGACCAAGCAACCGGGAAGCTGAGGCCATGACGTCATCGAACGATGCATTGAGCAACAGCTCGGTTACGGCAACAGCCTGTCCGTTTTCCTTGACGGTGATCTGGATCTGGCTAGCCGAGAGGGCCTTGGGATCCATACGTACACCTTCACTGAGCACGGCGCCAGTGTCATCGTTGACCGAGAGGTTGTTGTAACGCATGAAGTTGATGGTCAAACCAGGCTGAACACCGAGTTCGGTCTTCTTAACAGCGAACTGTTCAAAGCGAAGAACGGGCATTGCCTGGAAAAGGATTTCCTTTGACCAGATTGTCTGGATTGCTGGGGTGAGAGCACTACCGGAATCAGTGTATCCAGTAGTACCTCCTGAGATTGCAGTTGTACCGGTGATTGCACCGCCTGCTGGTTGGGGGTATGCCATTGTTTATCCTCCGATGGATAGGGTTGTTGGGTTGTTAGAAACGGCCCCGTTGGGGTCGAGCCTGTAATAGTCTGTCACGCATCTTTACGTATTGATCCATCGGCATATTGCGGATATCTTCCGCAGTTAACGTTTGGTAGTCCTGTTGGTTATCCATAGGCCCAGTTGGAGGAGCCGTAATTGGCGCCCCCTTAGGACGTGCTGGCTGACTCGTCCTCTGGATTGATTCGATTATAGCATTACTGCGTTCACGGAGCACGGCGATGCTATTTTCGATTTCTTCTTCCGAGTTCCCTGTCACTAGATCAATTAGTTCAGGGATAATGTGCTCTTGCTCTGCCTGTATACGGCGATTGCGGTAGGTCTCGACCTGCTGGAAGTACCGCTCTTTTTCGAGCATGGCTTCCTTAGCCTGCCGGTCCTTTTCCATCTCGGAGAACTTCTGACTCCACTCCTGCTCAACCTGGTTGATTCGCTGGTTGAACTCGTCTTCCCGCTTAGCGAGAAGTTCCTTGGCGGAAAGCTCTTCGATTTCGCGTTGGCGGAGGATCTCTGATTCCTTACGAGCCCTCTCCTCGGCTTCACGAATAGCCTGCTCGCGCTCCCTGGTAAGGAGAGCTAGCTGCTCTTCCATTGCCTTGGCGCGGCCGTCAGCATCTTCAAGACGCTTGTACATTTTGTCCTTTTCTTGCTGACGAATCTTATGGACTTCGTCCTCAGAGAAAAGCTTTGAGTTTTGGGTCATATCCTGCGTTGCCTCTTGCTTTGACTCTACGGGAATATGAATACCATCTTCGTTGGGTGTAATTGCCATGTCTGAACCTCTGTTGGTTTTGCTTATTTGGACTGGGTTAAAACGACTATTTATTCTTCGTCAGGAACACGACGCTGGGCGAACCTAGCTCCGTATGCCTTTGCAACTATGTTGTTCAACATCCCGGCATCAGGGGCTACCTGAACACCGGGCATTGGGCCTTCAGTTTCCTGAGGACCCCCTGCGCTTGTCACATTAGCACCTCCAGCAGGCACCGTGCTGGTACCTCCTGGACCTGGTAACAAGCCGGTCGCCATCATGACAGCTTGATTGATTTGGGCTCGCAGCATGTCTAGTGCGCCCTGATCAATTGCGTCGTCACGTAGTTCTTCAAAGATCTCAGCAAGCTTCTCTCGCGGGAATTCTTCACCAAGCATGCGCATAGCGCCTTCCTTGGACTCAAGACCCATAGCCATCTTGGCTTGAGCTTCATTGAGTTTAATGAGTACATCCACTGGCAGTGGTTCTGGCCAGTGGACTTGCGTCTTGTAGGTAAGTGGGTCAGCTGGATCGAGCTGTGGTAGTTCGTCTGCTTCTGGTGGCTCACCCTTGCTGGGATCGTAGAACAGCAACTCTGGTTGGAACACAGCTGCTGTACGAATGATGATTTCGTTGATCTTCTCCAAGCCTTTTGTAAAGTGAATACGCTTCATATTGAAGCGGTTCATCAAAGGCTGATACTGGATTGACAGAGCAACTCCGGAGGTGTTGGACACAGGTTGGAACTGACCCAGCGCGGTCTCTGGCACTCCTGTGATTTCGTGCATAGCGCGCTTCAAGAACGTGATGTACTCAAGAGCACCGGCCATGTTTCCGCTTGCCTCTAGGTTACGAACTGTGGCGTCCTTGGGAAGACCCGCCCAGACCTTCTTTGGTCCACGCTCAAGCTGACTTGCCTTGGCTCCGGTGATGATCGTGATTGGAGCAGCGTGGTAGTTGATGATGTCCGAAACCTCGGTCATCTTCTCGTTCATCTCACGGTTTAGTGGGATGACGTCCCAAATGTCTGACTGACCCCAGGGGGATGAGGAGATCGTCATATTGGGGATATGGACAATCGGGATAACGCCAGTGGGGTTAGGGTACTGGTCGATTAGCTCGTCGTTGATGTACTGCTCAATTGTTTCCTCAGTAAGGATCTCAGTGAAGGTGTAGACCTGGCGAGTACCCTCTGGGCTAGTTCCCCAGAAGCGGTACTTCAGCTTGAACCGCAGCAAGCGATCTCGGTCGTGTGGGTGGTACTCGGGGAAACAATGGGCTGGGTTAAGGGTAAGGATACGTATGCGACCCTCGTGTGTAATACCCAAGGTGTCTACGTAAGGCTCTTCAAAGGCAATCTTTACAAAGCAATCACCGGTTACACCGGCTAGCTGACCCATCTCCCACAGGACATAGTGCTTAGCGTTGTCTACTTCCCATACCTTGTGGAGTAGGTGTGGAATTACTGCACCGTTCTGTGGCGGCACTTTCCACTGAACACCCTTACCAAAACAGAAGTTCGTGATGTAGTCCGATAAGGTTTTGATGTAGTTCATGGTGATGTTTTGCTCACCCATTTCCCTACGGTATGACCAGTGGTGGCCCAGGTACCAGGCCCAGCATGCGCTGTAGCGGTTTAGGCGTGGGCCGTGTACCTCAAATTCCTCATCGGCAAGTTCGACTAGACCAAGTGGGGATATAGCAACTGTTAGGTCGCTAGAAGAAGCTCTATAACTTGGTGACCAAAAATCAACCGGCATGTTACTCCGACCTGCGTTTGCGTTTCTTACTTATCTTAGCAGGAATATCAACGTAGGTTAATGATTTAACCATGCCTTTGGGGATATGCATAATGTTTCCATACATATCCTCCTTCTCACGGAACACACAAAAGGTTGACACCAACGTGATGTAGTCGTCGTGGTGGTCTTCAAGCAGCCAACCAATTGTTGCTGGGTTGACCGGGTCTATTCTGTATTCGTCCTTGTACACCCAGGGGCCATCGCCATCAAAGGCGTCAACCCATTCAACTATTACTGGGCGGTACGTAGAAGTCATAGAGCTATCATACTATTTGTGTTGTGTACAGTTTACCTCTGTACATGGCTGAGCCGTTGTGGAATGGTACTTGTTCGTACCAAAACTCACCGTCTCCAGGTACAAAGGTAACTACCCCGATGCCCTGTTGCCAGTCCTCCACAATGGTCATAGGTCGACCGTCCAGGTCGATGGATCCTTTGGTAGATGGGACGGAGCCGTCACATTTTGCCAACGTACCAGGGGATGCGGCCATGATGGTCTTTGCTCCGTCGTAGTCCTCTCGTGAGCGCTCTGCCCATTCACGCCTGTGGATGTGCCCATAGAGGACGGATGTCTTTTCTGTGCCGAGGTACGCATGCGCTGTTGACCCGTTACTGCGTACTTTTGTGCCGTGGATGACACGGAGCCGTTGGTTGATCCAGTACTGCCCAGCCGGATAACCAGGAATGTAATCAATCCCGTAATCGTCGAAACGGCACAGATAAGGAACACTGAGACAAGGCCAAGAGTCCGGAGTGTTCCCTCGACGAATGCCGAACGCTGCTTTTGCGTTATCAAGGACAAAGTTCACCAATCTTTCTTCGTGGTTTCCTGCTAGCCATTTAATCTCTGCGTTGGGTGCGGCGTCACGCAACTGAGCACACAGTGTGGTTGCTCGGTCAATAGACGCCTGTGTTGTCAGGGCGTAAGCACTACTGAGTCGGTACTTACCAAACTCTGGCAGGTCTAGGTTGTCGCCAACCATCACAATCAAGTCAGGGTTGAGCTTCTTTGTGATAGCTAGGGCAATGTCTAGAGCCTGCTCGTCGTGAGTTGCTTCAAGCTCCCCATTAGCAGAGCGGAAGTACCCAATCTGCATGTCGGGAAGAATGACCGCTACTTTGTATCCCTCTGTATTACTTTGGGATACTTTGCGTGCTGGGAGCTTAATTGATGGCCCTGGCTGCACTACAGGCCAAGCTGGTCCTGACTCCCAAGCAGGGGAGAACTGGATGCCCATTAGGTCATGGATCTCTGCTTCACCATCATCGTTCTTTGTGAGCGACTGATAAAAAGAAACGCGCTTTACTTGGCCAACTTCATCCAAGTCAATGTTGTTCCTCTTTAGAAGATCAGCAACTTTACCCAATGAATAGGCACTGTTAAGGTCCTTTGCTAGATCACTCACAGCTGCACCTCTTTGAGAGATGCCTAGAGATAGTGCTTGAGCTAATGGTGTGGCCGTGCTTGTTCAACACGGCTGTCAGCCATTCTGATGAGTAAACTTTTGCTCTGCCCGAGTTGTTGTCACCCTTGATCAGATCCAAAGCCTTGTCAAGAGCCTCAGCCTCTTCAGCTGACATTGACTCTCGAAGCTTTGTCAAACCGCACTTTGTCTTGATCTCGTCAACTGATCGTGACAAGAGATCGGAGACTAGGCTGGTCACCTCTGCCATGTGGTACTCCTTGTTTGAGGGCACTAAGCGACTTTAGTGCCTCCGTTAGTATACACATTCTTGCCTTGGTTGCCATTTATTATTTGTGATTTGATTTTTGCAACCAGTTCGATTAGCTCTTGCTCCTCTTCAAACCCGCGTACGGTAACGCGGTTCAAGTAGTAGAGGGCGGTCTTTAGGTCGTTTGAAGTCATCGGTGCTCCTTGATATTAGGTGGGTCACCGACTGTAGCAGATGTGTTGACTTACAAGATGCAGAAAGGGCGGAGGGAATACTCCTCCGCCCTTTCCTTCCTTGTCGGTGGAACTATCAGTCGTAAACGACTGCGATGTTCGGACGCTTCATGTAGCCACCCGAACCGTACGCGTACTCAAATTGAGGCATACCATCACCGGACATTGACCCTTGTACAAAGTCGCTCAACATTGCTGGAGCTTCAATCCACGAGGCCGAACCGACGTGGGCGCGCTCACGCATGGTCTCCTCGGGGTACTTGTAGAACATTTCAGGGTTGTTGTGGTTTTGGCGCATTGGCGAAGGAGCGGTGTCCTCGTAAGCGCCAACACCGAAGTCCATGGGAACGTCGGTGTCGGTAGCGATGCCTTCTTCAAAGCGAAGTGGTCCACGGTTACCGGGCATGCTGGGGGCAAGGGCCCTCTCGAATACTGTCATTCCGGTTTCTGGGAACATTGGGTTTGGAGCTACGGCCATGTAATCCTCCTATAGGAGCTAGGTATGTTATAAGATTAGCATCTTTTTGTACTCAGCGCCCGAAGAAGGGCGATTCACTTACAGTCACAGTAGGCATAGTATCAGCTACTGACAGTGAGCATGCGATGGCCAGGGAGTCTGGGAAGTCGTCAAAGGCACCCTTTTCATCGGGTGCTGCCGCCAGTAGGTAAGGACCTCTGTACACCTTCTCTAGGTCTGCCATCTGCTGATTAAACTTCTTCCACACGCGGTTCCTGCGCGCCTTAGAGTGCCCGGGAATAATGAGCTGCTCTCGCTGAATGAGTTCCGTCAAATGCACCCACCGCTCGTTCTGGGCCTTTGCGTCAGACGACACGGCGGTAACCTCTATTTGAGGCATAAGAATCTGCAGGCGTTCGGCTACAGCGCCACCAACACCTTGTGCATCAACACCAATACGGTATACATCGTAATTCCGTAGGAAGTCAATGATCTCAAAGTACTGCTGTTCCCACTCGGTGTTGTTGATCTCTAGCCAGTTCAGGACACGGTGCTCGTAGAACCCGAACCCATCGGGGTGGTCCCAGTCAACCCACACAACCGTCGCCACCGTAGAGTCGTTGGAACGAGCGACGTCGATGCCTACAACAACCGGTGTTCTCCACCACTGCTTTACAAGTGGCATTGACACATCGTACATACGATTTAGGCGGTCATCGCTAACGAACATTCCCTTTTCAAGGATCCATTTGTTGCAGTACGACATCTGGAATTCATCAGAGTCTTCCCCAATACGAACCTTTTCTTTTGATATGAACTTTGCGTAGTTAGGGTTGTACTTTGAGGCAACCCTCCAGTCATACTCGAAGTGTGCCGTACGGTGGTTTCTTTTACCATTTATGTCCCGCCGCCGGTTGTACTGGATCATCTTGTAAAAGTAAGACTTGTTACGGGTTGCCGTACCAGTAAGGACAATCGAGCCGTTGTTGAACGCCAACATGGGCTTGATTGATTTTGTGATCATGAACTCGTCGGCTTCCTGAGCTTCATCGATCAGCACGAAGTGGTACGTCTTGGATTCGATCTTGGCCTTCGGGTTACATGTCTGCATACGACAGAGAGAACCACTGTGCTTTAGGCTGATGATTCTTCCCTTACCGCGAGAACCACCAGATGTAGCTTTGTCATCAATCTCTGGATCAAGCAAGAAGTCCATGGCGTGGTCGCTTGTTAGCTTGCTGACAATTCGGCTGAACACCGTGTCAGCCTGGTCTTCCACTGGGGCGAAGACGCCACACCAGAATCCCTTTTCAAACTTTCCTAACCAAGTTGGGTAAACCTTGGATAGCTTAGGTAGGATTACCATCATAGAGGCCATGACGTTTGACAAGACCTCTGACTTACCGGACTGACGGGTTGCAACCAGGGTAATTTCTTCACCGTCTCCCAAAACTATGGATTCAATGATCCGGTACGCGATTGGGATTTGGTACGGGAAAAGAGTGACGTTACAAAACTCCTCGGTAAACAAGATGAGTTTCATAACCAACTGGTCGACAAACTCAGTCGATGCCTCGTCTAGTTCGTTGGAGTCCTCAATGTGAGCTTCTTGCTCTTCCCGAACGTCCTCGTCAATAAGTGATTCATCCATTGTTTCTTGAACACAACTCTTTCCAAATCTCATCAAGACTGTTTAGGGCCGTGGTCACGTCTGCTGATGGTCCGTCTTTGTAATTCCATTGATCAAAAGATTGACCCAACCCAACAAGGATGTTGTTAAACCACAACACTAGTTGGGATGTCTCCATACGCTGTATGCGAGCAACTGAAGATCCCTTAAACGCTTCCTCTGCTTTGGCCCGCATAAACAGTTTCATCACCAATCTCCAATTTCATCAACGGTCACGTTGAGTATACGCCCTTGCATGGCGTGAAGTAGCCCGTCTTCCTCAGACAAGTCTTTGGGGTTTTTCCAAATACCAATTTGGGTTACGTATTTGCCAACCCGTATTTGGATGCCCTTACCTGTGCCCCAGGGAGGGGAGGTTTGGCGCATAAACCCAACAGCGAGGATCTTTGATTTAGGAGTTCCTGTGTCTCTTGTGATCAAGTACAGAGGGCCCGATTTGTGTACTACGTTTAAATAACTCATTGTTTTAGTCATCATACCTATATTTAACTTTAGCTTTGACGCGCTTCTTACGCCCTTCTTCAATACGGTACATGCCTGACTCGTTTTTGTCACGGAGGCCCCAAATCTGATCAAATATCCACATTGCCCAAGGGGCCCCGGTCTCATCGTCAATTGTGTCTTTGTGAATCTCTTTGTAGTTCTCTGCGTCGGAGTCAACGTACGGCGTCCCCCCATTCAGCAGATTAATAGCTCTACCTACAGAAGTCGAGGTGCTTACCATTTCCCAGTTTGATTCAGGGTTGTCCTTAAACACATACAAAGCTTGCGGGGCTTGGTTGTTGGAGGGGCGGGCAAACGCAACCAAGATGTCCCCGTACAACGTGGATGTGTTGTTTAAGTCAAACCCGTAAAGCATTGCGTTTGCGTATTCAGGTGACTCAGGGTCTAGGTTGATGGGGTCTTGCATCCGTGTTGGAATCCACTGCATTGCCTGAACCCTGGTAGACCTGCTTGATCCGTCGCCATAAAACTCTTTATGGAGGTCTGGTCGTGGTGTTGCTTTAGAGGATTTGGTTGACTGCTCTAGCGTTTTTATTTCAGATGGTGGTGGTAGGGCTGGCGTGGTGTCGCCAGCCGGGAAAGGTGTCGAAAATCCAATGTTTTTAGACCAACCTGAATAAGGAACCGGCTCTTCACCTAAATCAGTAAGCGTGCGTCTAACCTTGCGTAATACCGCAAGACGATCCTTGGCTTCCTGAGACATCGGCCTTCGTCGTGCCATTGGTACTCCTAGTTGTAGATTGTGCCCGTG